TATATGGTCCTCCATCAAATAAATAAGATCCTGATCCACTATGTGTATTACCACATGCCTGATAGATTTCGTAGAATATGTGCTTATTTGCTAGTAGTTTATTTGTGAATTCTGTATTGTATTTACTATTAATCTTATCAAACTCCATTATATTTTATATATACATATATGGTTTGTATTATATAACGCAGTTTTACATCTGTTCCCAACTCTCTACGATCTTAATCGGGTACTGTGTATAGAACTCATTAAGTGGATTTCGTAGTACGACAGGTATAGCGCCACAATGAAGTGCTTCCCATACTCGATGGGTATCGATTCCAGTTCCTTCGGGACACAGAACAAACTTGGATCGACAAAGATCTTCATAATATTCATCGCCTGTTCGATTCGATCGAATCACTACACGAGGATCGTCTTTAAAAGTATTCCAACAGTCAGTGCGTTTTTGAACATTGGTATCGATTGAAAAGTTCATATAGATTTTAATATCACGCGCAACCTCTGGACGAACAAACGTTCGTACAAATGGAATGGCTGCATCTGGAAATCCAAGAGGGATTGTTGTTAATCGTGTATGACGAACCGTTGTATTGATCGCGTAGATATGAATGGCACTTGGAAGCAATGCCTCAAGTTTTAAAGCATCAAATGCCTCATCTGAGTTATGAATGACGTATACATATTTCCGTAGATGCACTCGTATCTTAGATAAATGGTCTACAAATCGAAACACAAAATCGCCATTGATAAAGATCCGATCACCGTGTTTTGCTTTAAAATTAGAAAATACAGGCTTTGAGGGATATCGCGGATCCACAACCCATTGACAAGTGTCTGCGAAACCTATCCCCGAAATCATTAATCTACTCTAAGATAAGATGAACGTGTTCTCGTTCTGTTTATACGGTCCTTATAACCCTCGATATTATCCATGCATGTTGGAAAACATTCAATTGATTCGCCGTCATTTTCCAGAGTGGTTCATTTTCATTTATATCGGATCCGACGTCACCTCTGAAATGATTGTTAAACTCCAGACTGCACCACATGTGATTCTTCATTTCACTGGAAAGACTGGAATTGAAAACATGATCGAACGCTTTTATGCGATCGATGATCCTTCTGTCGAACTCATGGTGGTACGTGATGCAGATTCTAGAGTTCACTCACGCGATCGTTGGGCAATCATGGATTTCGTAAACTCGCCTTTCGTAGCGCATACCATTCGAGATCATACAGAGCACTCTGCGTCGTTAATGGGTGGATTATGGGCTTTGCGTAAATCTGCAGGACTGAACATTCGCAAAGAATATGAAGCCTATCAACTTAACCCTGAAGATCGCGGAATTGCATTGGATCAGAACTTTTTGAGTTGTCGAATCTATCCTAAAGTTTGTAACAAACTACTCGTTCATATTGGAAAAGGACCTAGAGGAGTGCGGGAAACGGTTCGAGATTTTCCGACTGCATGGACCGAATCCTTATATTGCGGTCAAGTTGAACCTCCTGGATTCAGCGAAATAGACACAACTGTACAACGAAGGCCTCTCCCCTTTCGTTTGAAACTTTCTAGATGATTCATAATGAAGACTCAACGTGCAATCGGTTCTCGTCGTAAAGTGTGGAATGGAACTGCTGAAAAGACACCTGGTGGCCTCACCAAGAGTGATCTTGCAATGAACAAGTATGGTCGCATTGTATCCCGTAAGAAGGCTGCACGTGCACGATCAGGCAAGGCATTCACACGGAAAAACAAGTAAATGACGCGCAAAGTACTCAACCATCGGTCGAAGTTCGATCCGTGTTTGAAGTTCTTGTCTACGTTCTAACGCCTTTTCAGTCTGATGTAGTTTCTCATACGCTAACATCAATCTGTAGAAAATATGAAAGTGTTCATGGTTTGCCATTGGAGGAAGAACGCCTGAGAGATACGCTCTACGTAAACTCTCTCCTGCTTGAATCGAATTATGAGGATCATCATAAATCAGTGTTTGTTCTTGAAAATAGTAGACTCGATCTTGATTATTACAAACAGCTGCTTGATTACGTATTAAATCACCATAATCGCCTATTGCAACCGCTGAAACAGTACTAGGATCAGCACATGCCACATACGTAAGCATCGTTTCATCCGATGGACAATATCGTTCTTCAAGTGCTCGTTTCCATTCGGAGATGGTACGTTGAGTGAATTCAAGTAACGGTGCTCGCTTTCCTGAAAAGAAGCCACCTGCAACCCATCCGTGATTGTTGCGAAAGTATGTATATCGATCTTTAATTCGATCATGATCCATTCGACTCATCATAGTAACATTCACGCGTTCAGGATGCCACCATTGAGTTAATCCATTCAAATGAGTCGAAGGAAGCGTAATTCGAACATCGACCCATGCAAACCATTCAGTTGCAAACGGGTTTTCCTCAGTAACTTGTCGAACGAACTCGACCTTATGATTGATGATATAGTAGTAATACGGTGTGAACTTTTCAGGAGCTACAAAAAACACTGGATTTTCTTCCCTGTTACTACAGATCGTCGGAAACAAGCTCCAAAAGGGAAGCTGTTCGAAGGTACATACTTTAAACTGTGTAGGTCGATCTCCTCGTATGGCTCGCAATGGAGCTTCAAATTCAGGTTCACAAAAAATCACAAATGGAAAGGGTGTATCGAGTAGAGTCTTAGCAGTTTCAAGATATGCATCTATCAAACAATAATGATTAGACTGAGTGAGATGAGTTCCTTCGCGTTTGCGAACATCAAACAGTGCGGTTACATATGTAACAGATTCCATTATACTACGGGTAGTTGAAGTGATTTGATTTTTTTACGTAGGGAAGATAATGGATCCAGGCACGATTGGATTACTTGTAGCTGAAGGAGCTGCGCTTGCAGCCATTTCAGCAGCCTATTCACTTGGACGTCCTAAAACCACTACTGCTGCTACACCTGCACCTGAGGCTGCTCCTGCACCTGTACCTGCTGCTACGACTGCTACACCTGAGCCCGCTCCTGCTCCTGCAACTGCTGAGGTTACACCTGTTGAGCAACCTTCAGGAGAGGATCCTGCACCTGTTACCGTAAATGTTCCACCTGAACCTGAGAAAACACTGGATGAGATTGTGAATGAAGCAATTCTCAAAGCTCAAAGCGATCAATACATTCCAGATCGAGGTAGTGTATTTAAAAAATACAATCCTATTACACTAGCGAAAACAAGGTTAGCTAAACGTAAGAGTGAAATCGAAACTCGTAAACAACAAGGAGGTCGAAATCGAACGTTTCGTATTCGTAGAGGCGGTGAAGTGACATTTGAGAAACGTGTTTCATCAAAACTCTACTCGCTTAAACCATCCGATCCACGACCTCAGACTGCTTTCAAAACACTTGTCACTGTTAAAGAAGACCGCGTAGCTACGCTTCTACTACCCGTCTTCAATGCGTTCATGTGGTGGAGGTTCAAGGTTAAAACAATGCCTCTTCGTTATTCACCTGTACTTGTCGCAGATGCAGATTCACTCTTTCAAGATGCGCTGAAAGTACGCGAAGAGATTAATCAAGTCTTTCTAGATGCAAATCAAGCATTTAAAGCTGAATGGATGAAAGCTGCACCTGTTAAAACTGATACTCAAACTCAACCTGATACTCAACCTCAACCTGATACTCAACCTCAACCTCAATCCGTAGTAGAACCTGTTGAACAAGTTACTCAACCTCAATCCGTAGTAGAACCTGTTGAACAAGTTACTCAAACTCAATCCGTAGTAGAACCTGCTGAACAAGTTACTCAACCTCAATCCGTAATAGAACCTGTTGAACAAGTTACTCAAACTCAACCTGATAATAAAGATCAATCCGTAATAGAACCTGCTGAACAAGTTACTCAAACTCAATCCGTAGTAGAACCTGCTGAACAAGTTATTCAAACTCAATCCGTAGTAGAACCTGCTGAACAAGTTACTCAACCTCAATCCGTAGTAGAACCTATTAAAACTGATAATAAAGATCAATCCGTAATAGAACCTGTTGAACCTATAAGACCTTTAAGCCCAATCAATGCTCCACCTTTCGATGAATCAATTTCTACAGCCGATACATTAGAGATCCCGCCTGAACTTCAACTCAAACTCAACGCTGCACGAGAAAAGTTCGAATCATTGCGAATGAACGTTGAAACCGAAGAGAAAAACCCGTCCAGTCCGTTCTTTAAAAGCAAACGCAAGAAGAATCGATCTAAAGCTGCACGTAAAGCTGCAGACACTCGAAAGCGTAATCAAATACGTGCTCGACAAGATGCAGTCATTGCAAAGGACGCACTTGAATTCAAACGAGCTCAAGCAAATAAAGCAAGAGATGAACGTGCGCTTAAACGTTCTGGAATCATGACACCGATTGAAACTCTCCTTGAAACCACTGAAACAAGTACAAATGACGTTGCTGAAACCTTAGAGAAAGAGCGTCCTACTTCAGCGTCTCAAACTTGGTTTATCGACATAGAGAATGAACTACAGATGTACTTCGATTATTACAATCAAGTAGAAGCTGATCTTGCAGTGGTTCCAAATATACAGTCCGTCACTGTACCTGCAGCTCCTCCAGCCCCAGTGGTCCCTGTAGCTCCTCCAGCTCCTGTAGCTCCTCCAGCTCCTCCAGAGAAGACTAGTTATGGTGGACCAAGTAGGGTAGGTCAGCAATTCCGTCTACGAAAAGCTAAACAACCCCCAGTTAGCTTCAGTTATTCAAGTCGAACCAATAAACGATTCGGAGGTAAGTCGCGTCAATCGACTTTCAGGAGAAGTCGCAAGCATTGAATAAATGACTGACGACGATCTAGTGATTGCAAAAACAGTTCAAACTGCCCAGATTCGCATCCTAGCTGAAGGATTGAAGTCAATGTTGGTCGAGATGAGTTTAGTGTTCGATAAGGACGGTATTCGAATGATCGCAATGGACAATACACGCACTGTATTGACTCATATGCGGCTTCATGCTTCGAAATTCGAACACTATGAATACAATCATCCCGCTCCGAAACTCGATGTCGGTTTGAATACGGATCACTTTTACCGTATTGTCAAGACAGCTACCAACGATGATACAATCACCTTTTCAGTCTCAAAATCCGAATCAAATCATCTGTATATTACTCTCGAAAACGGGGAGAAGAAACGTAGGATTCGAAATAAACTCAACTTGCTTGATCGAGATGAAGCTGACATTAATATGCCCGAGACGGAATTCGCCACGCGCATCACAATGCCTTCAATGGATTTTCAAAAGATCTGTCGCGATATGACCTTACTCAGTGCAAAAACAGTCGATGTTAAGAATGTAGGAAGTACGTTGACGTTCACTTGCAAAGGTCCATTTGCATCTCAAACCGTAACAATGGGCGATTCAACTTCAGATATGGCAATTAGTAAAACTAAACCTGACGATATCGTTTCAGGTACATTTTCGCTTCCTCATTTAGTCTTGTTCACAAAGTGTTCGAACCTTTCGAATAACTTGGAGATTCATATGAAAAATGATTGGTTCTTAATGATTCGATATGCAATTGCAAATCTAGGCGATATTAAACTCTGTTTGATGCCTTGTTCTTCCTAGAACGTCTAGTCTTGAGTTTACGTCGACGAGTTCGACGACCACCGACCATTTCATCGTCTGCATACCACATTGAAACTTCTTCACCTTTTATACACTCTCCTCCACCCTTCTTACTTCGAAGTAAGTCGTAGAGTTCTTTTGCGTCTGCAGCTGTCATATTTCCGATCATGACTGCAGCTGTAAAACTTTTCAAATCACCTGTTTTAGCGAATCCACGTGCTTTTGTTCCTGACATCTGACTGACTTTATCCGCAGCTTCACGGTCCAGACCTTTGAACTTCGGTGGAGTTTCGACGGATTTCCATATGGGTGCATCAGGACCAAAAATAGGAGCTCGATCTGAACCCGCGATCAGTGTGATATCTTCATATCCAAACGCTTTCAAGTATTTGTATGCAGCCAGAGGACCGCCACATCCAGGATCACAGTCAGCTGTATCGATAAATTCAACTCCACTGGGAAACATACGTTTGAGATACTTGATCTTTTCAGTCGAAGTCAATGGATTGTTTGCAGCTTCTTTTCCACAAGGTTTAACTGACGACACGAATACAAACGCCTTCCCTGTATCTTTGACTGCTTGAATTAGTTTAGCATGACCAATCGTCGGAGGCTGAAATCGTCCCACTGTATATGCGACAGCCATTACTACTATGCAATTTTTGATGTTCAAATAGTAATGGCACTTCCACCCAAACCTGATTTTTCAAAAGAAGTAGTCGATCCTGAAGCACTGCGTCTATTTCAAGCTGCATCTGAAACGTCCGATCCTAAAAAGAAAAAGAAGTTACTCAAAGAAGCCGATGCGGCTCAATCAGAGTATATACAACGAGTACGCACACTCGGAATAAGAGGTGCGCTCACTCGAAAGGCTGGAAGAAAGAAGAAGTATCGTACTCGAAGACGTTACTTGGGTCGCAAATTATGAGCTTTATATGCGATATCATCACCGATCTTCATTTTAAGACTCGGATTGAAGAGACGACGGTCGGAGATTGTCGCCATTAGATTCCACACTTTGATTATGTGAAACTGTCCTTTAGGACTCACTGTAACACCTGCAATCGTTTCATTTTGAGATTTAAGAAATGAATTCGCTATACAGTGTACCATACAATCAATGAAGACCGTATGCGTATCCGACGCATCGATCTTTTTTGACCACGCACCTCCTTTGTCATTTTCAGGTGCATCCCATAACGGGCGAATTCCTTCACGCATGAAGAAGAACATTCCTGATTCCCATACATCTTTTGGAATTCCGTCAATTAGACTCCAGAATTCTTCAACGGTAGTGATTTCATAAATACGGATATAGCTTTCAAGACTATAGTCATTGTTGGAAGGATCGTGGTACCAGAGTACCCATTTGATAGGAAGAGTTGTTGTCATTTTACCACTCCTATCCTTGTAATTGTATCGAAAATCCGTTTTCAGAAAATGAATCCTTGTAGTCCACAAGGAAACGAGAGCGCCGAAATGGAGTCACTCACAATCTCTTCAATCTATGCTCTTCGTCCTTCTCTTAAACAACCCCTTCCCGATTCCGTAATTGAGATCTTCTCTAAATTACGAACTTCCTTTCGCCCTGTCTTCCGTAGAGGACCACGTCGCGAACCCCCTCCTGCAGAACCTGTCAACTGGCGACAGAACATTCTCGTCGAAACATTACGAAAAGTTCGTGAGAAAGATGATCCTGATTACGATGAAATCAATGCAGCGATCAATAAACTGTCGAAGCCAACGTATTCCAAGTTGTGCGAGATGATTACTCTTAAACTAGCAGCACGAGATGCAATGTTTCGCCTTCGTGTCACAACGTTACTATTTGATCGAGGCATTCGACAGAACTTCTATGCGAGTTTATTAGCAGATCTCTATTCAGATATTGTAAAACTGCAAGAAGATGCACGTCATGATCTTGAAACTCAAGTAGCGATGTTCGATTCATTGTATGATATGACAGCAGTCACCATTGTTCCATCCTCTTCGGATGCAGGGTTTGACGACGCATTGATCGCATGGACGAAACAAAAGGAAACGAAACGTGGCTTCGCAGTCTACACCTCTGAACTCTATTCACGAGGTCTGATTCCAGAAACAACCATGTCAACCTTTGTCTCCACAATCGTCGACGACCTTCGCGAGAGTATCCTACAGAAGAAAACACCTCCTGTTGAGGAACATGTAGATCACCTTGTTCGATTCTTAGCAGCCGTTGCACCTAAAGTTAAAGAGGTAAAACCAAAGGTTGCAGAAATTCTTAAGATTCCTCGAACGGAAACCCTTTCATTGTCTATGAAATCACGATTCAAACTGGAAGACTCAGTGAAAGCGACTTAGCGTTAAAATAAACGCAAACACAACCTCGTATTCTCACAAATGAGCGTACCTTCAGCCACTGTCATGATTCATGCAGCAAAGCTTGCGATCGAGCACGATCGTCCAATATTTTTAGATTACTATAACGATAGTGTGGCTAAGACATGCTGCATTGGAGTTTCACCAGAAAGCAAGTGTCTTGTCAAATCTGACACAGAATACACTTCACCCATTGAATCCATGACTCGACTCGTCAGTGAGAAAGCGATCATTATCATGACAGAGAACAGTCTTTACATTGTTTCAACAGACATTCCAATGAAACGTGTTGTTTAATCAATCTACGTAGAGTACACCCCTAATGAACAATGGCTCTCTCTTTATTTCCACCACCTCATCGTATTCTGTTTGAACCCTTGAACGATCGGTCCACACAGAGTGTATGGAAATCCTACGTAATCGCAAACCGTTCTCGTTGTGATTTTGAAGAGATTGACGCATCTACTATGAACTCGATTGATGATTTTGCACCTTCAATTAGTCAATGGATGTCCTTTGCACCCTCACATTCTAGTATTCGTATTCGCGTATTGATGGTCTGGCATGCTCATTTTTTATCTGCAGCCTGTCAACAGATGTTACGTAGAAGCTTAGAACAACGATCCTTTCGATGTCGTATTTGGTTTCACATTGAAGAACCTACTCTTCAACCTGCCATTGTTTCGCGATGTATTGTCACTCGAATGCCTGCGTATACACATATTCCAGAAATCAATGGAGATCTCGATGTTCGACTCTGGGAAGATCCGCATGCGTATGAAAAAGGAATACTGGATCCACAGAGTATATAGAGCATGCGTGTATTCACAGATGGAGCTTGTTCAAACAATGGACGAAAAGATGCAAAAGCTGGATATGCAGTTTGGTTTCCAGAACACCCTGAATGGTCTACTTCAGGACGAGTTCCTGATAGTGAGTCACAGACGAATCAACGAGCTGAACTGACCGCGATTTATCAGGCACTCTGTATTCTCTCTACACAAGGCGCATTCGATGAACTATT